TCCGTCCAGTATGCCAAGTTCTACTTGCTTTAAAGGAGAGAAAGACTTAGGTCTGTTTTTGTTATACAGATCACCTCGATGGTCTTTCGCATTGAGGGTCATGTTGTATTCTTTTTCAATCCACCTTCTGCGTAAATGGACTGCCCTGTTATTTATACCAAGGTGTTCTGCCATTCTTTGTGCAGATTGAAGTTGACCCCATAGTTGGATAAACTCCATGTCGGTACAGGTTTCATTATGAGCGCCCATTGGTATCCTTAGACAGTAACTTTTCTAAAAGGTTAATGACTCTATGCTCTTGCATTTCCACTTCATCTTGAGATGATTTAGGGTCTTGCGCCACAGTCATTAAATCGTGCAGAAACACATGAAGCAACTCATGTAAAGCAGTCTGATCCAGAGACTCTGGTGTGATCTTCTCAGCACCAAAATCACCTAGTCTGTAAGTAGCCAATCGAGCAGAAGTATTAAACTCAACAGAAGCCATAGCAGCCTTTGCTGGTTTACTTCCTTTTTCAATTCTCCAATCACCCAGACTAAGAATTTGCTGCCACTTTCTGACACTTTGTGCGAAAAGTTTTGCATCTTCTGGTGTAGGAATGTTAGGCATTTCAACACCTTATACAGTATTTATGACATTTTTATTTAAGAAGCCAACACAAGTAAGGCGTGATCGATGTGCTTTATGCGGTCTTCTAGCCCTATAAAGCCGCCATTTATCTTCTTTGTTAAAGTTTTGTAATCTTTAGAATCAGCGTATTGATTCAGTTTGTGGGTGTCCCAAAACCATCCTGCGGTGAGTGCTGCATACATTGGAGTCGCCACCAACTCAGGTTGCATTACAAAATCTACCCCTAGAGCCTGACCCGCATGGAAATAGTTTGCATGGCCTGTCAATTGGATACATCCTCGGCCTCGGAAACGATACCCATCACCAGAAGCCTCATCCCTGTTGCCCATGCGATTAGAGTAAACAGTATTGGCAATCAACTTAGGATTACGAGCGCAAGCCTGTGCCTTGGCAGCATCAAACCTTTTAGGCCATAACTTCTGCAAAGCCTCTGCACGATAGTTCAAATTCTCTTCAAGGATTCTGAAGTTCCCACATTCATGCCCACATTGACCAATAAAAGCGGCTTTTCTAAGTGGATTCATAATGTCAAAACGCTCAAAAGTGGCATTCAGGGCATCTACCCACTCCGCACCAATGTGAAGTTGTTTAAGTTGTTCAGCGTTTATCATTCAACAGGTCTCTCATCTGGTTATACGAGTCTACGCAAGCGTTCAAAGCTACAGTATTCTTATCCCCTTGGGCAACTATTTCTGCGATGGCATCGATTGTTGCTCTTTCGGCATCAGAAGGTTCATTAGCCTGTCTGTTAGATTCACTGGTTGCTTTTGAATCTGAGCTGGTAAAGGCGGTATTTGAGGTGGTTTGTAAGTTACTTGGGGGGCAGAGGCGCAACTTGCCAGCACGATTGGCAACAGCAAGAGCAGTAGTTTTTTTGTTGATAGCATCATTGGCTTCCTGAAGTTTGGCAGATTGTTGAGAAAGTTTTTCAGTCATGTTTTGCTCGATCTTACGAGCTTCATCATTCTTTTGAGCAATGGCTATCTTCATGTCGCCATCACGTTCTAGCCATCCATAGTGGTGTCCTACTTGGTATGTACCAAAGAGAGATACCAAAACACCCACGATTAACCAAGGCAAAGGGATTGGGAACATTATTCAGCCTCTTTTCTTGCTTGAGCCAGTTCTTCACGCTCTTGGTCATCTTCTAAGTGGTCAGGAGGCGTAGTTGGAGGAGGGCCAGGTGTCCAAGATTCATCTAGTTCTGGGTTCTTCCAAACGGGCATAGCACCAAATGGTTGACTAGGCAAACCATACGCAGATTGCGGAGGGGCATAGGACGAGTTAAAACCGCCCATAGAGCCTCCATAGCCCATTGGTTGACACATTGGTTGCGTTGGAGGATTAAATGCTCTAGCGGCACTTGACATGGCCCGTTTACCAATAACTCCACCGATACCACCAACGATCAACAGAACAATGTCGTTCAGCATCTTGGTGTAGGCTTGGTCAATCGGGGCCATGCTTTTGATTGGCTGAGTGACAAAAGTCACAGAATAGAGCAAAGCAGCAACAATAAACATGAGAATAAGTGTGACTGCAATCACAACAAACCCCCAAATTCTTACCTCAATCTCTTCAGTTGTTAGCTTTGGTTTCTGGTTGGACATCATTGATTTTTTTCTCCAAGATTGGGGCAACCAAGTACTCAGGGCAAGTCTGAGTGAATTGGCATCTAGGTTTTTGACATTGTTCAGCATGGAAATTGTCTGGGTTTTGGCAAAAATAGCGATATTTTTCATCACAACCATGTAGCATAAAAGCTACAAATACAAGTAAGTACTTCATTTACCAAGACCAACCTTTCCAAGTAGAAGATTAACAATTCTGTCAGACAGATCATCAGGTAAGAACTTCAGAAAACCCAAGAAATACAAAGCCACCACCCCGTAAACGAAGATTTTGAGGCACAAGTCAAAGGTCTTTTGATACTCATTCACCGACCACACCTTCTTGTTGTCTCGCAGAATGTCATCAACTCATTGACACCAACAAAGACTAGAAACAAAACAAAGAATATTCCACCTATTGCCAAACCAATTTCTAGTTGTTCTTGCTCTTTCTGTTTAGCTTCTTTCTCTGCTTTCTTTAATGCACTTATCTCTTTAGCATCTGCCAAGTCCATCTCTGCTTGACGGGCTTTAATCTTCTGCCAAACGTCAATCTTTCCTGTCTGCATGAAGAGCATCTTGAGTTCTTCCTCAAATGCTCTAGCCTGTTCTAGTGCCATCTCAATCTGGAGGGCAGTCCCCATGTTTGAGCCTTTGCCAGACTGTTTAGCCTGAAGCATGGCTTTTGTAGCTACAGATTTAGCGTCAAATAGCTTACCAATCATGGGCGCAAGTGAGCCTAAGTCTTGGGCAACATTAGCTGCCTTCTTGACCATCGAAATTGCTGACTGTATGCCAGCTAGAGCCGTTATCGGGTCTATTGGTATCATTTCTTTCTCTCCCACTTAATGCAAACAACCCTTCGGTTGTAAACATCACCAGTCCAAGTCCACTTAATACATCGGTACTCTATGGTTGCCGCCAAGAGAAAGGCGATCACGGAAATGCCCAAACAATAATATAACTACAATAAATGACAAAACAAACAAGAAAGACTGCCGCAACAAATGCTTCGGCAAAGTCTCTCATTACTGCACAGGTGTTGGTTGATTCTGTTGCATTTGATTCACTCTTTCTTGCAAAAGAGTTGCCAAACCATTTTCTTCAGCAGGTGCTTGAGTAGGTTGTTGTTGACGCATTGCTTGCTCTTGTAACAAAGCAGCAAGTTCATCTTCACCAGCAGTCGCTTGTTCTTGTGTCTGAACAGTAGGTTGCTCTGCACTAGCCATTCGTGGGCCGAGTCGAGCAGTAGTTCCAACCATCCATCGTGCGACAGGATTTGCATTCTCCATTTTCGTCAAATCTGTCAGAACTTTTGCAGACCTTGGGCTTAAAGCGGCAGTCTTCAAGAATTGAGCACCTTCAGGAGTAAGCAAAGCCTTCATCAACTGGTCTTCGTTCAAGCCACCCTTGCTAAAGGAGTTAACAATATCCAAACCAAGTTGACCAACCTTAGATGTTGCATAACCACCCGCAGCACCCAAAACAGCAGATGCCTCACGCACAGTCTCACCACCAATAATGGGAGGTATTGTTGGCTGACTAACACTCATCTTACGAGTCATCAATTCAGCATCTTTCATGCGACTGCCAAACTCTGTCGCATTAGTACCTAAAGCAGTAACCAAAGCATCCTTGTCCACAGTATTAAGACCACGCCAGTTCTTAGCCATCAACTCCAAGTTAACAGTCTCTACACCAGTAGCATTTGGTGTTCTAGCCTTGCTTACAAAGTCATCAAATATTTGCTTGTCAAGGACAGATAAAGCCGCAGCATCGGTGTTATCAATCCAAGAACGCATTGATGCCCTTTGAGCAGGAGTCAATGCTTTGTATGTAACCAAAAGTTCTTCAGGAGAAACTTCTGCAAGTGTTTTGTTTTGCAGATAAGCTGGCATACCCTGAGAAATTGCCTCACGATAAGCGGTGCTTGACTTCTCAACACGATTACGGGCTTCTGACAATAGGTTTAAAGCCGCTTTATCATTACCTGACGATGTTTTAATGGCGTTTCTCAAATCGTCTTTCATGCCACCAAAAATAGCAGTAGAGATAATTCGTTCATCAGAGATAGACAAGTCTTTAATCAAGTTGTCGCCAGCAGATGCTTTCTTGCCAAACTCAGACAAAACACCCTGAACTTGCTCAACAGTGCGTTTGTTTGTCATCTCTATAGGGCCAGTAGCACCCCTTAAAGCAACTTGTTCTGGGTTAACAGGAACTTCTGTAACCAAACGCTCTCTAATATTTCTCAGTACCTGAACAGCACGATCCGCATTTGGTGTTGTTTTTTCAGAATATCTGGCAACTAGGTTATCAATGTTTGCCAATGTGGTAGATGGGTCAACCAAAGGAAGGTTTGCACCATAACCTTTAGCCTTCTCAAATAAACCAGTAGATTTACTGTCTCTAATGGCTTCAAGTTTATTCTGAATGCCCTGAATAACACCAGTTTTTGCCTGTTCTTGAGTCAAAGCAGCGGCTTTAGGCTCAATACCCAAAACGGCTTTTTTTGCAGCGCCCTCATTCAAAGCAGTAACAAGTTCTAGGTACTTTGGCGACCTAGAAAGTCTTGCAATGTCAGCAGCAATAACAGGGTCAGATGATGCCTGACCACGCAACATAAACTCATCAAAGATGTTCTTATCGCCTTCAGGAAGCAACTTCTTGTATTCGTTGATTTTGTCTTGTTGACCTTTGGCACTGTAACCACGAACACCACCCACAACCAAGTATGGCAAGGTTTGCAAGGTTAACTGAGCCATAGGGCTTTCAGGGGCGACTTGTTGAGACAATAGACCCAAAGTACCTGCGGTAGTGAATTCAGCACCCGCAGTTCTAGCAGGAGTTCCCAATCTAAACAGACTACTGCCTGGCGCTACTGCCGACATTACTGCCGCAGGGCCACCAGCCTGACCCATTTGGTACAGACCTTTATAACCCTCAATTTTCATCAAGTCAGGGCCACCAACATTGTTGATAGCGTTTACCAAGCCAACGCTAGACAGAGGATTTGGCTCCTTGCTCTTCTTGATGTAATCGTAAAGGTTGCCCCAACCACCAACAACATCAATAACACCCTTAGTAGAGCCTTTTAAAAGAGATGTAACAGCCCTTTTAACTTCTTCTAAAGTAGTTGTTTCTTCAGGTTCTTCAAGAACACTACGAACACCACCAGTAACACGACCAGAGCGTCTTTCTCTTTCAGCAATCAGTTCTGCTAATGAATCAGCCATGCTTTACCTCTTATCGTGGTTGTTGAGCTTGTGCAGCTCGAATTTTTGCTTCAAGTTGCTCATTTGTTAAGCCAGAATAAGGTCTTGGCTGAGTAGGTGCAACAGACATTGGAATCTTAGGCTCAAAGCCTTTTAGACCATTTTTATCACGGGCATAATTTTCAAGCCTAATTGACTCTTTAACAATCTCTTGATTCTTGTTCTGCATGAAAGAAATAAGTTGTCTACGAGCGTTAGGATTTGTTTCAAGTTGAGGAATAAGTCCCTGAATGAACTCACGATCCGCATTAGAGAATCCAGAACCCAACTTGCCACCAAGTGTTTGCAAGATAACATCACCCGCAACTTTTTGGTATTCCTGACTAGATACAAGTTTATTGGTATCAGAAGGAGCAGCCAAACCAAGTGTTACCAACAAATTGGTAGCACCAACACGACCTGTCGCAAATTGTCCCGTAATCAATTGATTGTCAGGCAATGAAGCAAGTTTGTTCAGTGAGTTGATTGTAGAAACAGCCGTATCACGCACTGTAATAGCCGCATCAACACGATCAGCGTCTTTTTTACCAAGTTGTTTTACAAACTCAGACTCACCTGCTGGCAATGTAACGCCACCAACTTTAGTTTCAGATGTTTTTCTATCAACACCGCCTGTAAATGGCACACGAACTTGTTTACCAGTTTCATCTTTCTTGTAGATAAACTGTTGGTCATTGTTTACATCTAAGTAAACAGGCTCTCTAGTAGCTTCAGCAACACCAATCTCTTTAATGTTTGCCGATGTTGGTTTTTCAGGTTTTTCGTATAAAACTAAATCTGCGGGTAATCCAGTTCTTTGATACTCTGCAAGACTTGCAGGGGTATATTTTCCAGACTCCACTAATTTTTGGAATGGATCGGCTTGCACACGTTCACGACCTGCTTGAGCCATAGAAGCCGCTGCAGCTGCCCGTCTTTGTTGTGCTTGAGCCATCTCACTCTGTGCTTGACGAGCATATTGAGCCAAAGCCATAGCTCCTTGTTGGTCACCAGCTTGTGCCAACATCTGAGCGCCTTTTAAGATTGACTCAGGATCAGATTGGTCTATCTGTTGGGCAATAGAGTTACGAGTGCTAATTAGCTTTAGTTGTGGGTCTTCAATACCCAAAGCACCAGCAAATCCACGACCTAGTTGACCAACACTTGCACCTAACTGCGCTCTTGCCGCAGCGCCAGGATCAAGTTGAGCTAATTCATAGCTCCTTTTTAAGTCTTGTTGGTACTGTTGACCCTGATACGATTCAGGAGTCATACCGAACAGACCCGCTACTATATTTTCAGCCATGATGATTCCTTACGAAAATAGACCGCCAAACACATTACCAAGTGATTGACCAAACATGGCATTTGGATTACCTGCCGCCATCAATGCTTGAGCATAAGGATTGGTTGTAGCATTAGCACCTGTAGCCAATCTTTGACTAATATTTGCACCTTCTAAACCTAAAGCACCAACCCTAGCACCCGCAGTAGATGCTGTTTGGCCAAGAGACGCACCCATTTGCAAGGGTTGTTGTGCCAATTGCTCTAAGCCTTGAACTTGTCCCAAAGCAGTCGTATAAGGAGCATAGGCTTGTTGCTGACCTGCATAGTAGTTGCCCATAGTCTGTGCGCCAGTACCCAATAGACCCGCACCAAATGCGACATTCTGTTGACCATACTGTTGAGCATTAGCCGCCAATTGAGCCTCTTGTTGCGCTCTAGCATTAAACAGAGCTTGCAGTTCAGGAGTAGTAGCACCCATAGTGCCACCTTGAGCAACCGCTAAACCACCACGGCCTTGTTGTTGGAGTCTGTTTTGCAGATTAGCCAACTCTAGTTCACGATTAGGTTGCAACAAAGCCATCTGCTGATTGAGATAGTTTTGAGCGACATCTTGAGGAGTCTGCGCCAAGTATTCATTGCCCAATCCAAATAGACGTTGTGCGCCTGTTTGAAGAGGTGCAAACTGTGCTTGTGCGCCTTCTGCTTGCTGTAAACCTTGTTCAGCCAACGCTACAAATCTGTCTTGAGCATTCTTAGCTTGTGGGTCTAATGTATAACCTGCGCTAATCAATTGACCTGTTACTGGATCGACTTGGAATTGAGAAGTTCCAAAACGAGTGGTCATGCCAACGGGTCTGAAGGCAGCCGCTTGTTTGGCCGCAGCAGTCTCTGCATCAATTCTTTGTTGGGCAGCTAGAGCAGCCTCTTTAGATTGTTGCATCTGAAGCAAACTACCCGCTGTACCTAGTCCACCAGAAAGCAAATTAGCAAGATTGTTTAAATTTAATCCTGTACCAAGACCTGTTCCTGCCGCTGTTCCAAGTGCTGTACCTAAACCAGTGCCTACGCCTGTACCTACACCTGTAGTTAATGCACCAGTGCCTAGTCCTGTAGCTAATCCTGTGCCAACACCTGTTGTTAAAGCACCAGTAACACCTGTTCCTGCGCCAGTTCCTAAAAGAGTTGTACCAAGCCCAGAACCTGTAAGAACTCCTGTTCCCGTCAAAGCACCAGTACCTGTACCAAGCAAAGTAGTGCCAAGACCAGAACCTGCTAAAACACCAGTTCCTGTTAATCCTGTGCCTGCTGTAATTCCTGCACCTGTTCCTGCCGTACCAAGACCTGCGCCAGTAGTTGTAAGTCCAGTTCCTACGCCAGTTCCTAGCCCAGCTACAGTAGTTGAACCGCCAAGACCACCTGCACCCGCTGTTGTAATTCCAGTGCCAGTACCCATTCCTGCAACTGTTGTACCCAAACCTGTACCAGTTAATAGACCGCTATCTGCCGCCAACTTACCAGCTACAGAGTCAGCAGTAATACCCGCAGCTGCACCAGTAGTAACTCCACTACCACCTGTTAGGTTTGTCAAAGTGCCAACACCCGCACCTGTTGTTAAGGCACTAGCAAGAGATGTAGCACCCGCAGTACCGCCAGCACCACCCAAGGCAAGGTCTAGTTGAGCAAGTTCACCCATTGTCAGACCTGTAGTGCCAACAGTAGCCGCAGCACCAGTAGCCGCACCTGCATTTAATAAGGTAGGCAAACCAAACAGTAGACCCGCACCTAGTGCAAACTCTTTTAAACCGCTTTTAACTTCTTGTTGAGTGCCAGTTTTCTCTACTTCACCAGTAGCTGTGTATTGGGTATATGCTCCACCCGCCCTGTTATCAGTAGCTTTGTAGGTAATAACATTCTCTAAGCCACCAATTTGTTCGCTATCACCTGATCCAGTTACTTGGTAAACAGGCTGAACAATGGTGTCACCGAGAGTTACTGTTTGACCATAAGGTACAGTAGCCGCTGCACGGGAAGCAACTTCTCCCTCATCCAAGCCAACAGCCGTAGCCATTTGAGCAGGAGATACTCCATACTGCTCCATAGCAGAGACAATCTGGGCATCAGTCATGCCTGGATTAGCAAGCAGAAAATCTACAATTTGTGCGCTAGTTACAGCCATGATTGCTCCTTATTGTGGCTCAACAGGCCAAGTAATTGTCCAAGGGAAACCACTCTGCAAAGGAACATCTCTCAATGCTTGGCAGTAGTCTTTCCACTCTTGTGATGGAGTCATATCGCTACGAAATCTCCAATCAGTTTCAGCTAGTTTATCATCACGGGTCTGACGAACACTCTTAGCCTGTTCAGCATCTTTCTGAGCCTTGTAAGCAATCTCTTGTTCAGCAGCAGTTGTCTCACCATCTGTAAAGACAGGGCCAAGCACATATTTGGTGTACCACTTACCATCAATCTGCTCAACACCAGAGGCTTGAGAGTATTGGTAAACAGTACCACCAGTAGCTTGTGCGCCTTCAAAGACTACATCAGCACCTAAAGCCTCTAAGACTTCAGTTGTTGTTGTTTCCCATGATGGGCCACCATTGGCTTTTGTGTATGCACGAAATTCACTTTCGTACATTACTTCGCCTGATTGTGTTCGTATTTGCATTTTGATTACCTCAAGCAATTGCTAAAAAGATGAATGTTCCACCACTTGCATTGATTGCAGATGGCGCAGTTGAACTAATCTCAAACCCTGCGCTGTATGTGTCGATGTAGTCTGTGTTTGTTACTTCAGCGGCTGAACTGTTTAAGAGCAAGTAAGGGTCATTGCCACTCACAATTCCTCGTGCCGTATCCCAGACGTACCACGAACCAGTTGAGTCTGTGCGCTTGATAAGAACGAAACGAGCGCCGCCTGTGAAGCCACAGTTGATGGTTTGAACATCGTCGTTGCCTGTGTAGCTTCCTACTTTGGAAACACCTGGGCAGGTGGCAAAGAGGTAATTGACGTAAGTGTCGTTATTACCGTTTACATCACTATTAGCCCCCACGGTAAACACCGAAGATGTTGGTGCTGTGTTGTTCCAGACTGTTGAAAGTGTTGCCTGAGCGTCAACACTGTTAAGCCATAAATACCGCGTTGCTCCTGACGCCGCGTTATATACAAACCATTCTGCTCCACCACTTCGCCTTTTGACAATCATCAACTCAGGAATTGCGCCCAAATTGTGAGCTAGTGTGCGAACTGTTGTATTACCCGTATAGCAAACCTCATCAAAAAACGATGGCGCACGTTTAAACAAATAATTTATATATGTGCTTCCACTTGCATTTGTAATTGTTGATGTTGTACCAACTTTGACACCATCCATTACATCCCAAGGATTTGATTGGAGTATGGTTGTCCCTGCCGCCACTTCAGCCGCTGTGGATGAAGTTACAAGATAACCTGTGTTAGTAAGCCTTGAAGAAAATAAGGATGCTACTGCTGAACCACGATTTTTAACTAGCACAGCATCAGAAACACCAGCCGACCCAGTTACTGTTGCATCAGCGCCAGTACCAGTTCTAGCGTTTAAACCAAAAACACTTGTCCCCGTTGTCGGAACCTTCATCGGGCCACGGCGTATTGCGATGTAGACGTATGTGTTGCCTGATGCATTGGCTTCAGTGCTAGTCGTATCAAGAGTAAAACCTGTTGCTGTAGGAGATACCCATTCCGCATTAAATTCAGCATCACTTGTATTGGCTCTAAGAGTTCCACCAGTAACGCGAACAAAAAGCCCTCTCATGTTGTCAAGAATGTTCCAGTCACCCGTAGCGCCAGAGTTTTTAATCATCAAAAATTGAGGCTCATACCCAAGAGAAATATTCTGAGAATTGCTTCCAGAACCCGTATAAGACCCACACGAAATCACATTGTCTGTACCAGTTAGGCCAAAACCACCTGCGTCATGGGCGAATAGGTAGGCTACATAGGTTGCGCCAGATGCGTTAACACTTGCATCAGTACCAACAGAAAAAACTGCGCTTGTTGGTGTTGTGCTATTCCAACGTGTAGCACCTGTAGCCACTGCTGCTGTGCTATTTAGCACTATATATTGAGTATTTGCTAGTGACCTATGATAAACCTGCCAATCAGCGGCAACGTTTGTACGTTTTACAATAATGCAAGCAGGTACTGAACCAAGATTGTGAGCAACAGTTCTATTTGCACCCGTTCCCGTATAAGTCACAACATCAAAGAACTTTGGTTGCTCTCGGAATGTCCATCCAACGTAGTCGTAACCTGTTTGATTTGTTTCAGCGTCAGAGCCAATACTAAAACCAGTAGTGTTAAATGCAGTTAGTCCTGTTGCTTCATCAGCCTGAGCATCACTGTTATTTGATATTAGTCTTTTTATTGCACCTCTATTGGTGTCATATAAAGAATGTCTTTGACTTGCCCCAAGCCCTGCTGTATCTCGTCCTTTAATCCAAACTAGTCCACCCTTAGTGGACAAATCAATGTTATTAGTAATGGTTTGTGTAGAGTTATTGCCGTTCCATAACCAAGTTTGGAAAACTTCTTCAATATACGCTGGCACAACAGGAACACCACCACCAAAGGCATCATAAGAAGCTGCACCGCTAGTTGCTTGTAATGGCATAGGATTAAGCCTTAAATTGTGTGTTGCTTGCCAAGACTGTGAAAGTCGCACTACCCGTTTTTACCAATAAATAGCGGTAACTGTCTATTCCACTAGCATTACCCGCAGTAGGCGCACCACCTAGCCACCTAGTAGTCACTCCAGATGTAGTGCCATCCACTTGCACAGCAGAGTTGTAGTAAGCAGTAGAGCCTTGAGTCACCAAGAAAGCCACAGTCATTGATTGACCTGTACTCATCAAAGTATCTAGTGAAGTACCGCTAGAGCCTCTGAAGTTAACTGTCCAGTTAGCACTTGCGTTACTTGTGTAGTACAAAACAGACTGAGTTGTAATGTCGTAGTTAATCGTGCCAGTAGCCGCTGTTGCAGATACTGTAGCTACCTCTGCTGCATCGTTTAGGACAATGGCAGTAGCAGATGATGAACCTGAGAATGTCTGAGTAGCAGTAAATGTCTGAGCAGAGTTGGTAACTGCTGTATTAGCGTTGTAGGCTTGTACGTTAGTACCGATAGCAAGACCTAAGTTAGTCCGAGCAGTAGCAGTATTGGATACATCAGATAGGTTGTTAGTGTTAACTAAGAAACCACCTGCGGTAAAAGCCGCCTGACTCCAAGCCGATCCTGTCCAAACATACAAAGTATTGACTGCTGTATTCCAGTACAAAGCACCTGTCAATAAAGCATTGCCATCGTTGTCAACAGTAGGAGCAGTAGACTTAGAACCTAAATATCTGTCATCAAAAGCATCGTATGAGGCTGCCGCATTAGTTTCACTTGTAGCCGCATTGCTTGCACTTGTAGAAGCATTAGAAGCACTTGTTGAAGCATTTGAAGCAGATGTAGCCGCATTAGAGGCAGAAGTTGCCGCAGCAGTAGTAGAGCCAAATATCGAATCTATTTCAGTTTTGGTATAAGCATTTGTAATGTTATAGCCAGCAATAGTCGTAGGATTCGTTCCTGCCGTTGCACGACCATAAGCATCAAAAGTAACAGATTGGTAAGTGCCTGGCGTTACACCAGAAGTAGCTAAATCAATGTTGTCCGAATTGACAACAATACGACCTGAAGATGCAGTACCTACATTAAGAGTGTTACCTGTCTTTGTAAGACCATCACCTGCGGTAATCTGACCAGCACCTGAGAACTGCGCCCATGTAATCGATGTGCTACCCAATGTCCCACCTGCATCTATTGTGCAGATAAAGCCAGAGTCAGCGTTAGTTGTGCCTTTTTCAACAAAGGTAAAAGCCGCCACCAACTCAGCATAAGTGTCAGCATCTGTTGTGCGAGTCCATGAACCTGTTGCACACAAGTAAATACCATTGGCAGAAGCAGTAGATTGGTCTTTAACCAAGACCCGATCACCCGCAACAATCGATATGCCATCAATGGTTTGTGCGCCAGACAAAGTGATATTTGCAGTAGTAGCCGCAACCACAGAGGCTTTTGCATCAATACCTTGGGCTAGTGCATCCACATAACCCTTGGTAGCCGCATCAGAATCGTTTGTAGGGCTTGCCAAACCAGTAATGGTTGCCGATGTACCACTATCCATGTCCAACGAGCCAGAGATGGTCACATTGTTGAATGTAGAAGTACCAGAAGCCGCAGTAACATTGCCTGTCAGGTTGCCAGTTACGTTACCTGTGACATTGCCTGTAACAGCACCCGTTAAGTTGCCTGTTACGTTACCTGTCACTGCACCTGTCAATGGGCCACTAAAGCCAGTATTCGCAGTGATGTTTGTGCCAGTAATAGCAAGTGGAGATGAACCACCAATTACCGCACCATTGATTGTTCCTGCGCTAATAGCGGCAGAAGCAATCGTAGCGGCTGTGCTAACAGTAAGGTTAGTGAAAGTACCTGCTGCGGCAGTAGTTCCACCGATCACCGCACCATTTATCGTACCGCCAGTAATCGTGGCAGATGAGTTATCTGTCTTAGTTGCTATAGCAGTAGCAATGTTATTGAACTCTGTATCAATCTCAGTACCCTTAACAATCTTTAGAGGATTGCCAGGTGAAAGATTATCTTTGGTTGCAAAGTTAGTGGATTTTGAATAATTAGACATGGTTTATCCTATCTTGCCTTCTTTGGCTTGAAGTTCAATTTTCTGAATTGACAACTGAGTGCCATTGATAGTGGCTTCGTAACCAGTTTGTACGATTTTACCTGCACTAGATGCATTACTTGTCAATGCTTTAATTGGTATACCGCTTGAGTAGTCTGCAACTGCGTACTCTCCAACTCCATACTCAAAGTAGCCTTGAGGTGGAATAAAGACGTTCTCTGACTGATAAGCACCTGAGTAGTCAAAAGCCCACTTGATTGTGAGAAACTGGTTAGAGCCACCAATCACCACTGCAGTAATAGACTTCAGAATAGAAATCTGATTAGGATTGCCTAAGTCAGCATTGTTTGTGTAGTACAGGAATCGATATGTAGAAGCATCATCAAGATAACCACCATACTTGCCAATGTAACCATTCTTGCCAATGTATAAGTCGCCATTACGCAATGATCTTAGTGCAGTTGGTGAAATACTATCCCATTTGGTTACACGGGAAGCACCATCTTGGAGACTCTGCTTTGTATCAAAACAATAAACTTGCAAAGTAGCTGGAAGAACAAGCAGATAAAAAGCATTCTTCTCTGAATAAACAGATTTGACGTTTGCTAGTGTTTCTCCAGACAAAGAAGATTCCAAATCAAATCGAACATTCTTAGAAAGGTCTCGCAATGGAGCAGACTTCTCTTGAATTGTTCTCATCAATGAGCGAACACCTGAGTCTGACAAGAAAACAACGTCAGTACCAATACTTTGAATTGTATCCCTTGCGATACACCCAATAGAGCCTACTGTGTCGCTCAGAACAAGAGAGGCGGGAGTAGAAGCACCAGAGTAAACAAGAATCTGCTTCTTACCAAAGATAAACAAGAAATCATTGTGAGCTGCCAAGCCCATGACTTCATCTGCACCATTAGGCCATACACGGGATACATCCAAAGAACCTGAAGTACCACCACCCCATACATGACCTGCAATCAGATCAGAAAAGGTAACTGTTACTTTGTCAGTTGACGTATTAGCCACCCACAAGCGACCAAAAGCAGAGATGCAGATGTTGGCTTGAGGAACTGTAGCTACATAACCAGACTTCTCTGAGACTCTGCGATAAGTAGTTGTACTTACAGCAGGGTCATAAATGAGTGGATCGTGACCAGTTTGGAAGAAGTATGCAATGCCATTCAAGGATGCACACTGCCAGTTACTTGCTGAAATAGTGGGAGCAGAACCACCACCACCATAGGTCAACTCAGTTACCGCATTAGCAGTACCAAGTTTGAATATCTTGTTGTTTCCAGCAAACAGAACAGTCAAAGTTCCATCGTTTTGTACTAACTCATGGATCACACCAACATCGTTAGCACCTAGATTGCCAGAAGAAGAGTTAACCCTTGTCCAACCTTTTCTAGCACCAATACGACCATACTGATCCAAGATGCAATTGGTTGCGACCAAGGCAAAGCCCGACCCCAGATCAAGGGGCGAATCTTCAGTATTCAGGCCATAAAAGCCTGGTGCTGAGAGACTGTAACTTTGAAGTGCTGATGCCATTAGACCGCCACAAAGTTGTCTTCAGGATAACGAGTGCTTTCCAATGCAATAGCATCAGAGAGCATCCCTCTAAACAAAGCATAAGCCTCATTAGAGTTTGTTCCACCATCTTCACCACGCTCAATCAAAGCCCTTGCATAGGCACTTTGAGCAACCAAGTAGTCCAAGACCTTCACAGAAGTGCCATCAGCAGACAGATTAGCTTGTGGAACAGTTACATCAAACTTAAGTGTATATACGCCATTAGGAACAGGGAACAAATCAATCTTTGTGTCGCCATTGCCATCTACACCACTAAAACAAAACTCAGAAGGAATAGACTGTGAAGGTGTACCAAAGTTGAGCTTGCGATTCATGTCCGCAACAGTGGTGTTATCTAGGGTAATAACACTTGTAGTATTGATAGCATCGTTAACACGAAACTTCTGACCAACACCTGTCAAAGCATAGGAACTTGTGCCAGAGGTAGTAGTAACTGTAATTGTCTGAGATAGTACATTCCATGAATAACTATCTTCAATCTGACGTTTACCATCATTGACAAACTTGCCAATCAAAGCAGAATAAGCGGTTTCGCCAACAGTAGATACTGTGCTTTCACGCAAGCGAACTAACACATCGTTAACAAGTTCTAAATAGGTCATGTTCGTTGCGCTCCTGATACTTCAAATGTGGCAATAAAACTGAATGTACTTGCACTTTGAGTAGTAATTTGAATTTTATCGCCTTCTTCTAAAACGATATAAGCATTGCCATCAAACTGAAGGTATTGCTTAGATGTAAAGTCGTAATTAGTAAGAATATCCAAGGTGGTTGTAGCACTTGCGTCATACCATTGAACAGTAATGTGCTTAGTCGAACCACCAGTGTTGTGGATGTACATGACAGTAAACTTGGCGTAATAACCCGTAGGAACTGTATAAACAGTTGTCAGCGTTGCGGCTGTTGGGTTAACTCCGACAGATACTGGTCTCACTTCATATTCCTCTTAGAGATCGCTTTAGCCTTAGCCTTAGCGTCTTCCTTGGACGTTGCGCCCCAAGCTCTAAGAGAAAGTAAAAGTCGGGTAGGCTTTCCATCTTTCATCTCAGCGCCAGGCATATTGCCCATTCGTGCTAAAAAGGATGCCCTACGAGGGTTATCTCCCGACTTAACTGGTGGCTTTAAATTGCCACCTGTTTCTGCATTATACGATGCTCTGCCTTTAGCATTCAAGCCCCCAGAAGCAGATTTACCTGCTTTTGTTTGCCAAACAGGAGATTTCATTTCTTCTTTGCGGTCTTAGCCGCAGCCTTAAATGCTGCCTCAGTAGGAGCACCTTTAGAGCCAACCTTACGCATCTTTTCCTTAGAACCTGCTTTGATGCGCTCTTGTTTGGCATTGATGTTAGCGTAAAGACCTTGTTTCATTTCTTTTTAGCCTTTCCCGCCTCGGACAAAGCAATAGCAATGGCCTGTTTTGGGTTAGTTACGACCTTTTTATTGGTAGTCAACTTGCCCTTGCCAAACTCAGTCATTACCTTGCTGATCTTCTTTTGGGCTTTAGTTTTCATATCAGTACATGATTTTGGCAGTGATTGTGCCAGTGACAAAAACTGTGCAATTGGCTCTTAAATACTTAGGAGCGTTAGCAATAGTAATAATGCCATCACCAGTTAAGGCAGTACCAATCGTTGAAAAGGTTGTGCCATCCAAACTGCCTTGCAAAGCAACAGTAGCACTTGTGATGCCTGAAACTTGAAGGAATGCGGGTTGACCAGGATCAGCTTGAACTGCGGGTGATGCGCCAGTAGCGACAACGGCATTCAAAAGTGTAATTGGAGCAGTTAAAGACATTATTTACCTCGTCCAGACTTTTTCATCATGTTAGTAGCAGTACGACCACCACGAGTAGGCATAGCTTTAGGCTTGCCAATAGCAATCATTACAGTAACGGGCATAGATTTCTTCTTGCCATACTCTTTGGCTTCTTTCTCGCCTTTTTCTGTGTATGGGAATTTCTTGTTTCCAACTTGTGGCATATAAATCCTTATCGAACTAGCTTGGTTGCAATGAAAGAAATGATACC